ACATACATCACCTAAGAAGTGGCAGATATATGGTAAAGGTGAATTTGCTTTGAATGATAAAGCAATATTCCAATTTGATATAGTAGATACATATGAGGCAGAGTTTGTAGGGTTTGGAATAGATTTTGGATTTAGTAGTGACCCAACGGCATTAGTAGCGGTATATAAGAATGGTAATGATTTATATTTAGAAGAATTAATTTATGAGAAAGGATTAGTAACATCAGATATAATAGAGAAGTTAAAGAAATTAGATATAACAAAGAGTGAAGAGATATGGGGCGATAGTGCAGAACCTCGTTTGATTGAGGAGATATATAGAAGTGGATTTAATATTAAGCCTGTTGTAAAAGGAAAGGATAGTATTAAGTTTGGTATATCAGTAATGCAGAATCATAAGATACACATATTAAAAACTAGTCAGAATCTTATCAATGAGATGTATGGTTATCAATACTCAACGGATAAGCATGGATATACAACTGATAACCCTGAAGGAGGTTTAGACCACTTAATAGATGCAGCACGTTATTGTTGTATGATGAAATTGAGTGAGAAGGCAAAGAGTAAAGGTAAATACGCAATCACAATAGGAAATTATAAATACTAATATGAATACAATAGAAATACAAGGACAAGAGTTTACTGAGGCAGATATACTTCAGTTATTAGAAATGAGTAGAGAATTATTAAACACAAACGAAACACTAAACGCAAATATAATAGCTATGAATGCAAAATTAGAGAACGAAGAAAAGAAGGTACAAAAGTTACAACAGCAATTATTATTTATATCACACGCATTTACAAACAACACATATCAAGCATAATGAAAAAAGAAATAGAAATTAGTATACCGCAAGGTTATGAAGATGTTACATTAAAAAAATATCTAACTCTACAAAAGGAATTAAAGAACTACGAAGGTGAAGAAGATGCACAAGCTGCTGTATTAGTAACTTATCTATGTGGTATTGATAGTGATATCTTAGCGGGGTTAGGTAAGAAAGATTATAATACTATTGGTTATGAATTAGGCAAATGGATTTCTAAAACAGATTTTGATTTAAAAAGGATTATTACAATAGATGGTGTAGAGTATGGATTTGAACCTAACTTATCTAATATAGCGTATGGTGCGTATGCAGATATAACACAATACGGAACACTAACGATAGATGATAATTGGGCAAAGATAATGAGTATCCTATATCGTCCTATAACAAAGAGAGTAAGAGATACATACGAAATACAAAAGTATAATGGTGAGATAGATTCAGATAAATTCTTAGAGGTTAGTATGGATATACATTTAGGTACTCTGTTTTTTTTTGTACATTTGTCAACCGACTTACTGAAAAATATCCTGAACTCTACGAAGGTGGAGCAGTTTCCTCCCAACATCAAATCAATTTTGGAAAGAAGTGGAGCTCTTATGCAACTATCGCTGAACTTGCCAACGGAAACATTGGAGAGATTGATAGAGTTGTTGAAGAACCGTTAGAGAAGTGTTTAATGTTATTAGCATACAAAGCAGATAAACAAACTATGCAAGAGATGTTACATAAAGAAGCTCTAAAAAAGAATGGTTAATAATAAACCATTGATTGATTGTTAAAGATATAAAACATCACAATGGGTATTTGGAGCAATAGTAGGAGTGGTAATTTAAGATATTCTGTTAATAGAGAAAATAACAGCGGTATCTATATTGGGCCTACGCAAGGTTTATCATCACCTAAGAATAGTAGAATGGCTTGTTTATGTATCAATACCAACACATATAGTAGAAAGTGTTGTAATGGTGCATTGTTAGAGCAAGGTATCGGTGTAATACAATCGCCGGCAACCTTTAATCAAAAGGGAGCATTCGATGAAGGATATGATACAGGCTTTGATACTGAAGCAACACAACCATAAATAGAAATAAAAATATGTCAACATTAAGTAAACAACAATTAGGTGTAGCAAATCAAACATCATTCCCTAATAATACAACCGGATATATATCACCTACTTTATTAAGAGGATTCAATACAGATATAATTGATAGTACAGTTAATCAGACAGGATACAATACTGATAGTAGTAGTGTAAGTGCACAATTGGTAGGATTAAACCTATACACACAATCACTTAATACAAACTTTATTACATCGGGCTCTTTGAACGCAGCAACGGCATCATTGAGTGCTAGTTTAACTACAACAATAAATCAAAAATTAAATTCATCTTCATTTATTGCATATACAGCAAGTACAAACGCAAGATTAGATTTCTTAGAAGTTAAAGTTGCATATGTATCTGAATCAAATACTTTTGAGATGGATAATACATTCGAACAGCAAGTATTCATTGGTGAAGATTTAAATGTAGTAGGAAAGATATCAGTAACGGGTTCTATTGTTGGTGGTGATATAACAGGTTCTAAATTAAACATAACAGATAATAGTGTATTAGGTAGAAACATAGGATGTACTACATTAGTAAATGGTACATTAAGTACAGATATTTTAATTATAGATGGAGAAAACTTTGAAGAGTTCTCAGCATCAGTAGTTTTTTTATTAAACTCATCTTCTGCATTCCCTGCATATAGTACGAGTGTAGATAGTAGATTAGATTCATTAGAAGCATTTAGTTCTTCATTAGATATGACATACGCAACCGATGCACAATTAGCAGCAGTAAGTGTATCATTAAACTTAGCAAAATTAGATACATCATCTTTTAATTCTTATAGTGCAAGTGCGTACTCTCAAAGTTTATTTGTAAGTAATTCATTACAAACAACTATAACTAATTTAAGTTCTTCAACATATCTAACAGATGCAACACAAAGTAATAACATAACATTACTTTCACAATCATTATATTTTACCGATACAACTCAGAGTGTAAACATAACACAGGCATCAGCAAGTGCATGGGGAGCATTCCAAAGTGCATCAGCATATAGTGCAAGTGCAGCTAGTGCAAGTACTGCATTATCAGCGAGTGTAGCAAGTGCTAGTTTATTTTTATCAGCAAGTGTAAGTAGTAGTTATATAAGTAATAATGCAACTAATCAAACACTATTTGGTTCACTTACAATAACGGGTTCTATTGCAATAACTGGTTCATCTAATTCAAATGTAGTAGCAATTACACCAGCATCTAATACAGCATCTATTGATATGAGTAAAGGTAATTTCTTTACCCTAACTATTCCATCTTCTTCTATAACTTTAATTAGAGCAACTAATATAAAAGAAGGTCAAACAGTTGGTATTAAATTATTACAACAATCAACGACTGGTAGTGTTAGATTTGATACTCCATTTAAATTTTGGAGTGGAAGTGCACAATACAATACGGGTAGTGCGATTACTGGAGGAGTAGATTTATTTACATTTATGACATTTGATACAAGTTCTTTATATACTTCTGCAATTAAAAATTTAGTATAGGATGAATATAATACCAACAGCACAATTTTTAGGACCTTCTCCATTAAAAATAGGTGATTATTATCAAGGTGGTATAATTGCATATTTAGGAGCAATCGGTTCTAGTCCACCATCAGTATTTCCTAATCAAATAGGATTTGTAGTATCAACAGATTTTATACCAACAACAGACCCATCAGGTTTAGGATATTTTTGGGGTGTATTTGACGAACTTATACCAGGAGCAACTGGTAGTGTAATAGGAACAGGTGCAACCAATACACAATATATATTAGATTATTATGGTAGTGGAAATACATATGCGGCTCAAGTAGCGGCTAACTATTCTTCTGCAGGATTTGATGATTGGTTCTTACCTTCGCAAGATGAATACAACGAAGTTTGTATACAATTCGCAGCCGGTAATCTTAATAAAGGTAATTGGGTTAGTAATAATAATAGAAATACTTGGACATCAACTCAAGCCGTTGGATCAGCATCACGTAGAGCAATTTCATTTCAGGTAAGAACTGGAGGTACTACAAATTGTGGTACACCTGGTAATAGTGGTTCACCAATTGGCAAAGATACTAGATTTGAAGTAAGACCTTGCAGATATATTACATACGATATAAATAATCCATATGAAAATGTCTACTCACAATACGGATAACATATTATTAGAAGTAATGCTAGAATTAGCAGAAGATGAAAACAGAGATTTGAGAGCTGAAATTGATAGTCTATATGGCTACATTCAGTATTTACATGATATTAATAAGGATTTGGTTGATGATTATAACCAATTCGTTAAATTAGAAAATAGATTAAATTAAAAAAATCAATACAAAAAAATATATATTTGTTAAATAATTAAAATAAACTAATATGAACGCAAAACAAGTATTAAGTAAAGTAGCAAAGCTTTTAAATTTAGAAGCAGAAGTAACTTTAACATATGCAAAATTAGCTGACGGAACAATAGTAGAATCAGCAACATTCGATGTAGGTGAAGACCTATTCGTTGTATCAGAAGATGGAACTAAAACTCCAGCACCAAACGGAACGCATGAACTTATGTTGAAAGATACAGAAGGAAATGAAACTCTTTTAAAAGTTATCACAGAAGATGGTAAGATTGTAGAAAGAGAAAATGTTGAATTGGAAATGATAGATACAGAAAAGTTACCTGGTGACCCAACAGAAGTAAACGATGTTAAAGATGAGAAAGCAGCAGGTGAGGAAGTTAAGGATTTGAAACCATCATCTATGTTAGCAGAAGTTGAACCAACAGTATCAGAAGATGAAACAACTGAAGAAGTTGCTCCAATTCCAGCAGATACCGATAAAGAAGAAATGGGTATGCCAGAAATGATGAAGAAAGTTGAAGAGATGGGATATAGAATCGAAGAGATGGAAAAGAAAATCTCTAAGATGACAGAAGTTAAAATGGAAGATAAAGATGAGAAAGAAGTTGAAGAAGAAGAGTTACCTAAATTAGATGGTGCTCCAATCGATGAAATGTATAAATTCTCAGCAGAACAAAATAGTAAAAGATTTGGCAAGAAAACTGACAACGCTCAGAACTCTTTCTTAGCTAAATTATACAAATAATTAAAAAACAAAAAAAAGATTTAGAATGAAAAAAATTCAAAATTTCACAACAGGACAACCTGATGTAACATCAACGTACGCAGGTGAATTCGCTGGTCAATATATAGCCGCGGCTTTATTATCAGCAAAAACTTTGGATAACAAGTACATTACAATTTTACCAAACGTAAAGTTTAAGCAAGTTATCCAAAAATTAGAAGTTGCAAACATCGTAAATAATGCAAGTTGCGATTTCACAACTTCAGGCTCAGTAGCATTAACTGAATCAATCATCACTCCAAAAGAATTACAAGTTAACTTAAGTTTATGTAAGCAAGAGTTCGTAGATTCTTGGGAAGCATTGCAATTAGGATATAGTGCATTTGATACTATTCCTGCAAACTTCACAGATTATTTAATTTCTTATGTAGGTGGTGTAGTAGCTCAGGCAACTGAACAATCTATTTGGAATGGTGATAATAGTGCAAACGGACAATTCGGTGGTCTTTACAGAAATATCACAGGAAGTGCCGCAATTTCTGCATCAATCTCTGGTTCTATTACTTCTGCAAATGTATTAACTAACTTAAATTCTTTAGTAGATGCAATTCCTAACACAGTTTATGGTAAGGAAGACTTAATGATTTACGCTCCAACGAATGTAATCAGAGCTTACCAACAAGCATTAGCTGGTGGTTCTGCAGGTGCAAACGGATGGAACAACCAAATGAACGTAGGTGAAAAACCATTGAACTTTAATGGTATTGAAATCGCGTTTTGTCCTGGTTTACCTGCATCTTCAATGGTAGCGGCTCAAAAATCTAACTTATTCTTTGGTACCGGTTTATTATCTGATTACAATACAGTAAAAGTATTGGATATGGCAGATTTAGATGGTTCTCAAAACTTTAGAGTAATTATGAGATACACAGCTGGTACTCAAATCGGTATAGCTGGTGATATCGCTTATTACAAAGCATCGTAATTAAACAATATTTAAGGGGTGGGGAGTATCGTAGAACAGAAACTCACCCTTTTAACAAAACAAAAAACTTATCATTATGGCTTGTAATTTATCAGCAGGAAGAAACGAACCTTGTAAAGAGAGTATTGGTGGTTTGGCAGGTGTTTACTTTATCAATTATGTATCAGGCGGTTTCACCGTTTCGGGTTCATTAGATGGAAGTACAGGTGCTTTACCAGTAGTTACCGCTTTACCGGCTAGTTCATCAGTTTATTTCTATGACCTTAAAGGGACAAGTGCATATACTGAGACAATTAATACATCACGTGAAAATGGAACTACGTTCTTTTCTCAAGAATTAACTTTGAATTTAAAGAAGTTAACAAATGAGATGACAACTCAGTTGAAACTTATGGCTTGGGGAAGACCTCAAATCGTAGTTTGGACAATGAGCGGAGATGCTTTTTTAGTTGGATATAGAGAAGGTGCAGATTTGACTGGTGGAACTATTCAAACGGGTGGTGCAATGGGTGACCTTTATGGTTATTCTGCAACATTTACCGGACAAGAACAATTCCCAGCAATTTTCATATCGGGTTCAACAACAACAGCAGCACTTACAACAGGTGTATTAAACAACGGAACTATCGTATACGGTAGTTAATCAGTAGTATAGCATTGAAAATATTTAATAGGGTATCCTTAAAGGGTATCCTATTTTTATGTCTGAAATAAATTTGGAAATATCAAAAAAAATCCTTAACTTTAAGTTATGAAAGCAGATAAAGAAAAATATATAGTATACCAAATATACCAAACGTCTGATGACAAAGTTGTATATGTAGGTGTAACAAAAAATATGTATAATAGATGGAGAAATCATATTGATAAGACTGGGAAGTTTAATAATATAGATTACTATTTTAGACAAATTAAAATATATAAAATTAAAAAGTATGCTAGAAAATATGAAGAAAAATTACAGATAAAATACAATCTTGAAACTGATATAAGTAAAATCCATAGTCATGCAATAAAAGCTAGAGAAGCATTAAGAATTAAAAGGATGAATATGTCCAACTACTTTTAAGATAATATTTGTTAAATTGTAGATAAATCATACATAATGCTTACCTATTACCTAGATAATACAAATTCTTTTACGATTAGAACAGAAGATACTTCTTCCAATCAATTTACAATGTCTTTACAAGATATGATAACACAAACTAATTCAACAGCAAGTTTAGTTAGTTCATCATTTACTTCTTATGAAAACTTATTAGCATTTACTGCAAGTATAAGTGGAGCATATACAGGACAAGAATTTAGAGTTACTCTATTAAATTCAGGTAGTAGTACACCAATATGGCATGGCTCTTTACAAGTATATCAATCTCAGTCAATTGATAAGGTAGCTTATACAACACAAAATAATCAATATATATCGCACGAAAGTACGAATGAATACATCATAATGAACTAATATGAAGCAAACAACAAAATTTAGTATAGTAAATAATCCACAGAACAATATGTTACCTGTGATAATTGAGGATACAAAAACTCGTCATCCATATGTACCTTTTGGTGTTTATGGTAATGATGATTTCTTTTCAGCAGTAACATCAGCATACAATGTTAGTACAACTAATGCAGCGTGTGTAGAAGGATTATCAGATTTAATATTTGGTAAAGGAATTTATTCTAAGAATGAAATATTTAATGAAACCCTTCAAAAGATATTACCACAAGAAGAAACAAAGAGAGTAGCATTTGATTTAAAGTTATTTGGTAATGCAGCATTTCAAATCTATTGGAACGCAGAACATACTAAAATTGTAAAACTATTTCATATTCCTATTCAGAATTTAAGAGCAGAGAAATTATATGGTGAACCTAAAATACAAAATTATTTTTATTGTACAGATTGGTTCGACCATAGAGCAGTAAAGAACAAAAAGAAAATACCTGCATTCGGAACATCTAAAGATAAATTTGAAATTCTTTATATTAAGAATTATCAGCCAGGTTTATATTACTATTCACTACCTGATTGGGTATCAGCATTACAATTTAGTTTAAGTGAAGGTGAAATATCTAACTTACATTATCAGAATATTACAAATGGTTTCTTACCGGCAGTAATGTTAAACTTTAATAGTGGAGTTCCAGCACCTGAAGAAAGACAAACGATAGAAGATTTAGTGCATGCTAAATTTACAGGTACTGATAATGCTGGTAGATTTATGTTATCTTTCAATGATGACCCGGCAAACAAACCTACAATCGATACAATTGATATTCCAAACTTACATGAGAAACATCAGTATGTTGCAGAATATGTACAAGATAGAATCTTAGTGGCACACAGAGTAACATCACCACTTTTATTTGGTATCAGAACACAGAACAATGGTTTCAGTTCTCAAAGTGAAGAAATGAAAACTGCATTTAGTATCTTACAAACAATGACGATAGCTCCATTCCAAAACATTATTCTAAATTCATTAGATTATGTGTTAAATATGGGAGGGTATGCTGATACTGAATTATACTTTGAACAATTAACTCCATTAGTAATTCTTTCACAGCAAGCAGAGGAGCAAGGTAAAACAGTAGAGCAGGTTGAAGATGAAACAAACGATGCAATGGAAAATCCAGCAACAACAGAAGATAGTTCGGATGAAACAATAGAGGATAGTGGGGATGTAAAAGTAGAAGAACCTCAAAAATTTGTTAAACCAACATTCTTCGAACAACAATACGAAATATTAAAAAAATAATTATGGCATACGCATTATTCATAAGTAGAAATGATATCATAAAGAACTCACCATTGCAAGGAGCAATTGATGCAGATGCTTTGTTACCATTTATCAGAACAGCACAAGATAAATACTTAAAGAACTTATTAGGAACTGTCCTATTTGATTTCTTACAAACAAGAATCACTGCAAATACAGTTAGTAGTTTATCAGTATATTATCAAGACCTTTTAGATGATTATATTAAGAACGCATTAATTTGGTATGGTTGTGTAGAATATATTCCATTTAGTTCAATTCAGTTTAAATCTAATGGTAGTGTTAAACAACAAAGTGAGCAAGGTATAGCACCTTCTAAGAGTGAGATAGATTACCTATTAGCAAAGGCATTGAACAACGCAGATTATTACGCATTAAGATTACAAAACTATTTGATATCTTATTCAAATGAGATACCTCAATACTTAGAATCAGTTGGTAACCAAACACAAATCTATCCTGACCAAACGAATCAATACTTTGGTGGAATACAATTATAATTAATATGAGTACGGCTATCCTACATAATGCGGGAATTAATTATACATTATATTACAATCTAATAAATTGGTTTAAGACTATAATGGATGAACATCCTTCTATACTACAAGTATCTTATGGTAATATTGATGTATTAGATGATAATCAATATCCTAAATACCCATTGGGAAATGTTAGTATATTATCAACTACATTTAGTGAAAACGAAAGTAGATTTAATGTTCAGTTAATAGTAGCAGATAAAGGTAAAAATAAAAATAACGAAAGTGAAGATGTAACTAATAAACAAGTTATACCTTTCTACGGAGTTAATGATGTTGTAGATATTCAGAGTAATACTTTGGGAATCTTAAATGATTTAACAGCTTATACACAAAGAAGTATTGTAGGATTTGAAATAAACGATAATATAACTTGTCAACCTTTTGCAGATGAATTTAATAATGGATTAGCAGGTTGGGTATCAACATTTACATTAACAACACACAATGATAAAAATCGTTGTCTATTTGAATTATATTAATTATGTCTCAACAAATTATACATAACACAGGAATAAATTATACACTCTACTATAATGTTCTAAATTATTTTAAAACGATAATGAAGAACCATCCTAGTATTGGTGTTGCTACTTATGGTGATTTACAGCATATGGATTTGAAAGAATATCCTATGTATCCAATTGGTAATGTTAATATAACTAATACAATCTTTGGAACAAATGTAACAACCTATACTATTGAATTAGTAATAGCAGATAAAGTAAAGAACAAGAATAACGAAAGTGAAGATGTAACTAATAAACAAGTTATTCCATTTTTTGGTGTAGATGATGATGTATATATTCATTCTAATACATTAGGTATTCTAAATGATTTAACATCTTATACTCAAAGAGGAATAGCAGGATTTGATATAGATGGTGAAATTGAATGTATACCATTTGTAGATAGGTTTGATAATGGGCTGACAGGATGGGTGGCTACCTTTAGCCTTACTACTCACAACGATAAAAATCGGTGTCTTTTTTTTTTAGTTAATCCATCGGGTAGTGGCTTTAAATTAAGAGAGTGTTTAAGTGGTGATGAATATTACGCAGTATTGAATGGAAGTGCAGTAACCGGAAGTGTTATAAGTTCTATAAATAATGTGAGTGGATATAAAGGTAGTGCGGGTGTTCCTTTAACTTGTTATACGGTAGTTGAGCAAGTAAATGATTTTGATAATTGGGATTATGTAAATTTACCGGTGTTGGCAATACCATTCCAAAGTTATGATTCGTGTTCACTTTGTGAATTATGGATACAACCTAAAATATGGAGTACAACGCCAGAGAATTGGAGTTCGGGTTCATCAGTATCATTTAGAACGTGGAGTGGAGATTAAAAAAATAAAAATATAAAAATATACAATAATGGGAAGTTTAAGTAATTTATTCATATCGCAAAGTTATATTTCTCTAATTCATTTAGGGAGTGATAATGTTGCAAGTTCTACACCAACTGAATTACAAGATGGTTTAGGAAATGGTATTGGGGTATCAGTTTCAACTAATAAGAATTTATATGTTAGTGGTAATGTATATGCAACTAACTTAACAGGTAGTACAATAGATACAGGAAGTTTAGTAACTACTTCATCTTTTAACGCATATACACAATCAACGAATACATTCACAGCAAGTATTAGTACATCAGTAGGTAATTTAGAAACATATGCAGCATATTCTAATCAAGTTCTTATAACTCAATCATTTCAGATTAATGCTAACGCTTTAACTGCATCTAATGCTACTACTGCATTATCTCAATCTTTATACTTTACTGATACAACGCAAAGTGTTAATATAGCAAGTAATAGTTCTTCAATAGGATTATTACAAACATTCTCTGGCTCTCAATACAAAAACGATAGTTCTTCATTCGATAGTAGAATAGATAGTTTAGAAATAGCAAGTGGAGCATTTGTAACAACATCTTCATTTAATAGTTATACTTCATCTCAAGATTTATTAAACACAACATTTGCAACAACAGGCAGTAACACATTCACAGGAAATCAAACTATTGAAGGTGCAATTGTAAGTAATATTACAAGTAGTGTAATTAAATTATTTTCTGCAGGATTTGTAAGTGGAGCAGTTCAATATAACATAACTGCATCAAACGCAACATCTCAATCAAACTTAATATTTGGTGGAACTCCATTGGGTTCAACACAAACAGGCTCAGTTATCATATCAGGAAGTGGTAATATACTTCACAATCCTGCTAAAACATTAGCTGGAGCGAGAGCATTTGATAGAGGATATGTAGGTGGTAATAATAACTATTTTGTTACTATACCACTATTACATACACAATCTTTGTTTAATCCAACAGTTCAGGCCAATATAGGTACTGGACAATTATCAATGAACTTTATTACTTCTTCAATAGCAGTACCATTCTTTGTTAATAATAATTTCTCATCTACTATTACATTGAACCATCAGAGTGGCACAATGCAAATGCAAAATAATATGAGTAATGGTCTTATTACATCTACTCAAAATGGTTTAACATCAGGAACAGTAGCTGCAACCTTTAATAGTAATATTATCGGTGGTGGTGGATTATCATTAAACCATACAAGTTCATCAATACTAACAACTACTAATGCTATAATTGGTGGAACAACAGTTAATAATAATTACTTCCATACAGGTAGTAATAACTCATTAACATTAGCGGCTAACTTAACTAATGGACAAAATATTGTAATCAATGCAGGTGGTTCTCCTTCAACAAACGTAAGTAGACCAATTGTAGCAAACTTATTAGGTGGCTCAGCAATTACAATTCAGGCAGATGCAGTAGGAACTGATTCAGCAGGATTAAGAAATGAAATAGTATATGGTTATAACTTAATTGTTAGTGGAGCACAATCAGTAGCAAATACAACTAATCAAGGTGGTGCATTCTTTGGTAGATACAATGATATAACTAATTTATTAGCAGATAGTGGTAAAACAATATTCGCAGTAGGAACTGGAACATCAACTTCAAATAGAAAAACAGCATTATCCGTAGATAGTGCATCAGTAGTAAATGTATCGGGTAGTTTATCAGTAACGGGTAGCTCAACTTTCAATGGTAATATCGTAGTAACAGGCTCTTTAGCAGTAACGGGTAGCTCAACTTTCAATGGTAATATCGTAGTAACAGGCTCTTTAGTAGTAACTGGTTCAAGTTTATCAATTGATAGTAGTGGAAATATAACTGCAAGTGGTGATATATCAGTTGGTACTGCAATTACAGCAAGTACATTACAATTGAAAGGAAATAATAAAGTATATTTTCAAACATTAACTTATGGAACATCAAGTTTTGTACCACAAATTGCAACAGATGGATTTCAATTATATCAAAATCAAGGACAACCATACGCATTTAATATAAACTTACAAGCCGGTCAATACAATGATATAAGTGGTTCTCAATTCTTATTTGGATTGCAAACTAATGGTAGTGGACAAAGTACATTTGGTGGAAGTAACTATTTCGCTCTAATATCCGGTTCTCTTACACAATCAGTAGTTGGTGGAAGTGAAATTAAAGGTGGTGATGTATTAGTAAATAGTGGTGGCGGTTTAGAATTAGTTTATAATTACGCATTTGCTGGATTTGCTCAGAAAGTATATATGGATAAAGGATTGTATATAAGTAGTAGTGGTGTTCCAACAGCATTAACACTTAATACAAATGGTGGAACTGCTATGATAGCAACAGGTAGTGTTAAAATTACAGGCTCATTAGATGTAAGTAGTACTATTACTTCACCAAATTATCTTTCATTAGGAACAAATACAGTAGTTACTGGTAGTTTAAGTGTAGTACCAAACCAACAATTAAAATTAGGTTCTGGTTCTAACCAACAAACAGGATTAGCAACTTTAGATGGTGCAAATCCAGGAACAGTAACGGTATCAAATTCATTAGTAACTGCAAACTCTATTATAATGTTAACCAAACAAACTAACAATCATCCTAACGCAGGACCGGTAGTTGTTAGTTCAAAAGGTAGTGGAACATTTACAATAACAGCAAACCATAATGGTGACACAGATGTAGTAGCATTTATGATTATAAACCCATCGTAATATGGCTAAATCAATAAATGATGTAATCCAAAAAGCAAACTCATTAGCTAATATAATATCTAAAAGAGTTGCAGCGAATGCTCCTAAGAAAACAGGGACTCTACAAAGAGCATTGTTAAGAGCTAATAACCTTAATACAATGTTAGATGTAGGTAGAGGGGGTACTAAATCTATTCCCTTAAAAACTATTACATTTACTATTGATTACGCACCTGATGGAGCAGAGTATGGTATGTGGTGGAATGACCCAACCGTTAGTTCTACTGTCAGAAGTGGTAAAACAAAAAATGTACCTGGTAGAATAAACTTTGTTGAAACTGCATTAAACGAACCACAAGTTCAAAGAGCATTAAACGATATATATGATTTATTAGGTGATACTATATTAGCAGGTATAGAAGATGAGTTAAATAAAATGGAATCTGAATATTAGTATCAATTACTTTTTTTAGTTTGTTGGTTATAAAAGAAAAGATTATTAGATGGCTTTATCGATAACACAAACACCAGCAACAGCATCTCTAGCACAATCACCAATTATATTTACGGTTGCAGAAAGCAATTTAGTTAATTTAACTTCATCATCATTTCAATATGTTGGTGAATTATATTATTGGACAGGTTCAGTTTTAGATTCAGGCTCTTTATCAGATTATACAATTTCAAAGTTTCCAAATACTTCAAACGTTGGTATCTTTGATTTAAATAGAATTATAAACTCTACACTTACAGATTTACTAATTCAAAATTCTTCTAACGTAGTTTACTTTGCAGTAGATTTTTATCCACAATATTTAACTGGCTCAACATTTATAACTGGTTCACATGTAAAGAGTGAATTATTTAAAGCATTAGATGGTTATGGTTTATTTCCTGAAACGATAGGACAACAACTTAACACATTATCCACATACTATCCTTTACTTACTGATGGACCTGTAACACAAAGTGCATTTTTAGATAATGTAGGTGTAAGTGGTGTAGCAGTTGGAACACTAGGTGGAACGGTAGCAGATAGAATAGTTTATAGTGGTAATACAGGCACAGCAACTTATTTCTTATCATCATCTACTGCAACATCAGGTCAAATAGATGATTATCCAATTGGAGCAGCACAAAGTGGTTTCCCATTATCAACAGCGGGATTAGATTACTATACAATACAACCATTTAACGGAGGAACTGCATTAGGTGCTACGATTCGTTATGAAATAGTTTGTCCACAGAAATATCCAAATGTAAGAATCAAATGGAAAAATCGTTTCGGACAATTTGATTACTTAAACTTTAATATGATTAATAGAGAAAGTTTATCAACAACGAGAAGAACTTATCAACCAACATTAGGAACATGGGAAGGAAGTACATTTAGTTATCAATCATACAATAGTTCTATGTTAGATTATATTGTAGATACTAAGCAAACACTTAGTGTAAATACAAATTGGGTGAATGAAGATTATAATGATATTTTCAAACAATTAATGGTAAGTGATGAAATATATTGGGTATATAATGAAGCAACAAATGCAGTAAAACCTTTAAGTATTGCATCATCAGATATACAATTTAAGACAGGAGTAGTAGATAAATTAATTCAATATCAATTTGAATTTACTTTAGGTCAATCTTATAAATTAATTATGTAATGGGAGTTATATCAACACAAGCGTTTACTTTTCGATTAGTAGCAAATGGACAAGAATTAGACCTTTTTGAAGATGAAGATATTAAATTATCAAATAATATAACAGGTCTTTTTGATATAGGTTCATTACCATCAGATTTCACTCGTCAGATAACACTACCTGGAACGAAGACAAACAACGCATTTTTCGAACATGTTTACGATATCAGTATTGATTCACCTTTCTTATTTGCAACGAATATAAAGGTTCCAGCATACTTTGATTTTGATTCTATATATCTTTCACAAGGATACTTACAATTAAATAAGGTAAATGTATTAGCAAATAAATTTATTGATTCATATGAGGTAACTATTTTTGGAACTCTATCATCATTTGGTAGAGAAATTAATAGATTATACCTAACAGATTTAACAACATTATCAGCATATAATCATACTTCATCCTTAGATAATATTACAGCAAGTTGGAGTGGTAATTTATTTGATGGTGATATCGTTTATCCCTTAGCAGATTATGGTAGTGGATATCAATTCGTTCCAGGTGATTTTCAAACATTTGGAATGAATGATGTAGAGGGTTCACTAACTGTTCAAAACTTCAAACCTGCAATTAGAGTAAAAGCAGTATGGGATGCAATCTTTGAACAAGCGGGATATACATATACATCTTCATTTATGAACCAACCATTTTTAGATGATGTATATATGATTTGTAATAATTCATTAAAATATCCTGAATATAGTGGTGTTGATTTAGAAACTTATGGTAAGATAAAAATAGGTGCAATTAGTGGAAGTGGAATGACAGATGTAAACTTGCCATCGGGCAGTTGGGTAACTTTACCTTGGTATAATGAATTTTCTGACCCACAAAACTTTTATCAGAATGGTGCATATAGAGTTGAGAAAAGAACCAATCTAAAAGGAGCATTAAATATTAATATTAATGTAAGTTGTTCTGTAAATAATATGCCTGGTACATTAAACGGATTTTCTACATGGCAAATAAGAATGTTAGAAACAGGTAGTTCAACACCTTATTCAACTCAAGCACTTCAATCTTATATAATTTTCTTTAATGAATTGCAACAAAGTAGGCAAGGTAGTATTAATACAACATATCAGTTAGCAACTGAATTTAATTTAAATAGTGTACCGGATGGTAATTATTATTTTCAAATCCGCCAAGCGCCTAATTTTGCAACAGGTAGTTTACCTGTGGTTACATTAGACCCTGATTCAACAACTAAATCATTTTTAGAAATAACACAAGTTAATTCGGCAGCAGATGGTAGAGTGATGGATATACCTTCTAATATGCCTTTTGGAACAAGTGGTATTAAACTGATTGATTTTATAATAGGTTTACAAAAGAAGTTTAATTTAGTAATTTATCCTGATAAAACTAAACCAAATCAATTTATAGTTGAAACATTTAATAATTGGTATCATAGAGGTGAAGTAAAAGATTTTAATAAATACATTAACTTAGATGAAAAGATAGAAGTAATTCCAGCAAATAACTTAGCAGTAAATGAATTAAACTTTGGTGATACGTTAGACCAGGATTATATTGCTCAACAATTTGCAAAAGGTGCAAATAGAGAATATGGTAAACAATATTATACAGATACTACTAATTTTTATTCACAAGGTAAATTAGAAGTTAAAACAACATTTGCATCAGAACCATTACTTAGAATAGCAGGAACAGGGTTGAGTGGCAGTGTAGGTGGTATCAATCCGCCCGTTACACAATATAGTGCAGGAACATGGTATTTTACAAGTGCTGGTGCATTATCTGCATGTAGTTCACCATTTGACTTTGAAGTATATACTGCTAATGGTTTATTAACATCTGGTCAAGTTGCATATTATGACCAATACGCAATTACACCAATAACAGGATATACATTCTTTAGTAATGGATTATTAATTTACGCAATCAATTCATCAACAGGAGTAATATCAACTTCATCAGCAAGATGTGGTAGATAAAAAAATAACTTATGAGTCAAATTATACCAATATACATACCAACTTACATAAACAATCAAGAATATGCTCCTGCAAGAGTATTACCGCGTTTATTTTTTTACAATGGATTAGTAGATTGTGAACGTTATTATATTGAAAGTGGCTCATTAGCAGTAGGTGGTGTAACTTTTGAACAAACCGCATTTCCTTATTTTGATAACTACAATGTAGTAAGTGGCAGTTTCCCTACCACAGATAGTAGAACATTACTATTCAATAATGAATCGGCGGTATATGGTGAAGTACCAACAGAAACTTTATATTCAGAATATTGGCAAACCTATGTAAATTTACTTTACAACCCTAAGACAAGATTATTAAATTGTAGTGCAATTATTCCATTAGCAGATTATTTTACAATGGAATTAAATGATATTGTAAATTTTAGAGGTAATTATTATCATCTAAGAGCAATAAATGATTATTCATTAAAGACAGGTGAATGTACATTACAATTATTAGGTCCAATTATACCGGATTCGTTAAGTAGATAATAAAAATTAAATGTTAAATTATGATAATAGGAATTATTGAACTACTTAGTATTACAGAACATTATGGTGTTTCAGAAATAGTAGAAATAGCAAAAGGAAAATACGAAATAGCAAGAACTTGGAAGCAAGGTCTTAACAAAATAAAAAGAGTATGGCAGATAAGAAAATTAAAGTCCAGGTAGATGTAGAAACAAATATTGAACCTACAATTGCTAATTTAAAAATATTAAAAAAGCAATTAAAGGAAACTGCGGCAGGTTCTGCTGAGTTTAATAAAATATCTGCGCAGATACGTGATATGGATGATGCGATTAAAGATGCATCAGCAAGTTCAGATGATTTTGCAGGATACTTAGAGAACGCGTCAGGTCCATTGGGTATTTTAGGTAAAGGTATTAGAGGGGCTGAGAAATCGTTTTCATCTTTTAATGCGGTACTTAAAACATCAATCATTGGTATATTAGTTGCCGCAATTGGTGGATTAGTTGCAGCATTCTCACAGAGTGAAACTGCAATGAAGAAACTACAACCATTGTTTATTGCAATGGAAAAGATATTGGGTGGTATATTCAGAGCATTTGAACCTGTATTAGATGCATTTATTGAAATGGCTACATCAGCATTACCATATATTACAAAGGGTATTGGTATGTTCTATTCAGGTCTATATTCACTATTCACATTAGTAAAGAATGTAGGTGTATCAGCAGGTAAAATACTTAAAGGTATATTCACATTAGATTTCGATGCACTTAAAGAAGGTGCAGCAGGTATCAAAGATGCATTTACAAGTGTTGGAGCAACATTCGATGCAACATACAAACGTTTTGAAGAAGGTACTAAGGAACAAACTAAAACTCAGAAAGAAAATCTTAAAACTCAGAAGGATGATGCGGATAAAGCATTACAAGAGAAGTTCAAGAGAATGGAAGCTGAGGATAAGTTAGATGAAGCAAGATTAGAAAAGTTAAAGCAAGAAGCTTTAGTACTCGCAACAACTGAGCAACAGAAGTTAGATGTAGAGAAAGCATTTGCACAAAAAACATACGATTTAAGATTAAAAGATTTAACTGATAAACAGGCTTTATATCAAAAAGATTCTATTGAATATAAAAACTTAGAAGCTGAAAAAATAAAATTACAATCAGATTTTATAAATCAAACTAAGGCATTTGGTGAAAAACAAAAAGAGATTGCAAATAAAAATGCTAAAGATTTATTTGATACAGAAGTTGCTGCATTACAATTAAGAAAAGCTAAAGGTGAAATAAGTGAGAAGGAGTATCAACAGGCTTTATTTGATATTAAAGCAAAGTATGCAACTGATGGTAAAGACTTAATTGATGCAGAAATTGCATTAGAAACATATAAAAACGAGCAAAAGAAGAAATTAGCAGAAGAAGAAAGAGGTATAATTGCAAATAGATTACAGGCTGAATTTGAAGATTTAGATAGAAAGAATAAACTTGCAGATGCTGATTTTGCACAAGATTTAGAAAGGTTAAATCAACAAAGAGATATATTAGCTGAGCAAGAAGCAACTGAATTACAAAATACAGACCTTACAGAATTTCAAAAAACAGAGATTCGTAAGAAGTATGCAGATGCTAGAAAAGGAATTTCAGACCAGGAAGTAGCAACTGAGAAAGCAGCAGCACAAGCTAAGCAAGAGATTAATATGGCTTACTTAGGATTGTTTGAACAATTCGGTAATGTGTTAGGTCAATTAGCAGGAAAGAATAAAGCATTGGCAATAGCAGGTGTTGTAATATCACAGGCAGCAGCAATCGGACAAATTGTAGCAAGTACAGGTATAGCAAATGCTAAAGCAGTAGCAGCATCTCCATTAACATTCGGAGCACCTTGGGTTTTAATAAATACTATATCAGCAGGTTTAAGTATTGCATCAACAATTGCCGGAGCAGTTAAATCAATACAACAAATTAATTCAGCAGCATCATCAGCGGGAGTAAGTGGTGGTGGAGGTGGAGCAGCTAGTACGGCATCACCTGCATTACCAAAGGTAAGTAGTGCATCAGCACCACAAATACAGACGGGTGGTGGTATGAATCCAACACAACAAATTGGTGAAACAATAGCGGGAGCACAAAAACCTATTAAAGCATATGTAGTGAGTGGTGATATAAGTTCACAACAGGCATTAGATAGAAGAACAAATAGAGCAGCGACATTTGCGGGTGGATAAAATAATATTTAATTGTTAAAGAGATATGGAAAAAGAATTATTATACGAATTAGTATTGGAAGATGAAGAAGATGGTGTTTTTGCAACATCATTTGTAGATTCTCCAGCAATAGAAAGAGATTTTGTTTTCTTTGGTAAAGAGATAAACTTTCAGGCCGTAAGTGAGGACAAGATGCTCGTAGCCGGACCCCTACTTATCCCGAATAAGAAAATTCTTCGTATAGATGGTGAAGGTAAAACTTATTATGTATACTTTACTCCTGAAACAATTGAAAAGATTGCTCGTAAGTTTATGAAAAATAAATACAACGATGCAGTTACCGTAGAGCATGATAAAAAGGTAAGTGGAATTAACTTAACAGAAAGTTGGTTAATTGAAATGAGTTCAAAGGATAAAAGTAATATATATGGATATACTCTACCAAAAGGAACGTGGTTTGGTGTGTATGATGTAAGTGGTAATCCAAAGGTATGGGAAGAAGTTAAGAAAGGTATTTTTAAAGGATTCAGTATTGAAGGTCTTTTTGAACATAAAGTATCTACAATAAAATTATCATTAGATAAAGGGATTGATGAATTATCAGATGATGAAGCAGAAGTAGTTCTTTCTAAAATCAAAGCAATGATTAAGAAAGATAAGAGATACGGAAAAGGACAAAGAGTAGAAATGGAATCTTATTCTGATTATGGTAGCGGTATTTCTAATAACGCAAAGAAAGGAATTGAATTAAATTTAAAGAATGGTAATAAATGTGCTACTCCGGTAGGTAAAGTAAGAGCTCAGCAATTAGCAAAAGGTGAACCAATTAGTGTAGAAACCATAAAGAGAATGTACTCTTATTTGAGTAGAGCAGAAACATATTACGATGAAAGCGATATGAATGCATGCGGAACTATATCCTACTTATTGTGGGGTGGTAAAGCCGCACTTTCATATAGCAGAAATAAATTAAGAGAATTAGGTTTACTAACTGAAACAGAATCACAACCATCAATAACATCATCATATCCTGGCGAAGTAGCTAAAAAGAAAAAAGATGAATCAAAATAATATTCATAAAAAGTTAATTCAGTTTGCACCACAAACTATTTCATTATCTAAATTTCAAGACTTATTAGAAAGTAGTGATATAGATAATAAGATTAGAGTTGAGTGGGAAACATTAGAAGGTAATAGAGATTACTATTGGATGTGGTGGGATAGTGGGGCATATGTTGGTAATGAAGCAAGTGATACAAAGGCAGCAGAAGGAATGTTTAATATACAAACTACGTTAACCTCAGAAAGTGGAAGAGCTAATTGGAGAACATTAACCTTACAAACAGTAAGTAAATGTAGATTTGAAGGTAAATTGTATATTGTTAAGTAAAAAGAGATTATTAATTGTTAAAAAGATAAAAAAGAATTATTATGGCAAATAAAATAGCAAATGGTAAAGATTATATTACCAACCCACAATTTAGTGGTGGAATAAACCAAAATACAGGTTCTTTCGGTTTTACCGCACAAGGATTATATGTAGGAACATTTGGTAATGTTATAGCAACAACCGTAGATGGCTCAGTAATCACATTAAAGAATGTATCAGGATTTATTCCAGGTTTATTCGTATCAGTAAATAGCGGTTCAACTGCAACTGATATTGTAGCATTTAGATAATAAAATATAATATGCAAGTTAACTACAACTATAATTGGCAGGAATGTATAGGTGAGCCAGGTGGATTAGTTCAAAGAAATCTATGGTCTTACTTAGAGTCTGAACAATTAACTCCACAAACTAAAACATACGATTCCTTTACCGGTACATGGTTTGATAATGGTAGATGGGGTAATAATGCATATGTAAGTGGTAATTTTGATACAATTACTGAAAACACTGCTTCATTTGGTGGATACAATATTGCATTTGGAGAAAATGATTATTTGTATTGGACATCAAGATATCCACAAGGTCAAGCTCCACCTACATTTGAAGGACAATGCATTTTTATTCAATGGCAAAGTTCAGCAACATATACAAGTTCAGTATCATTGTTTGGTGGAGGTGCAAGTTTTTGGGGAGGTTCAAATACAGTATTAGGTAATACAGGTCTATATATAGGATGGCCGGCGATGGCTAATCAAACAACTCAAACAAATCCGTTAGTAGATTTAACTACTAATTCCGGAATGTATTTGGGGGGAATAGTTGCAGACGGAACACCTGTTGGTAATGGTAGTAATATATTTGCATATAATGTAGGTGTAGGTATGAATGTAAGTGGAAGTCAATTTGCAATTTCACCTGGTGTATTCAATGGTACTGGTCCTTTATACATTAAAAATAATTCATTAGCGGGTGGATTTGATTTTACAAATAATGATTTAACATTTGGACAACAAGGTACATTCCCACCTACTGGATGGGTTGGACCAGATGGTTCTAATATTACATATGCATTTAAAGGAGCAGTAAAAAGAATATTAGTTTATAATTCAGTATTATCTGGAAATGAGATTGCTCAGAATTGGAGATACTTACAAACATTACCATAACAATATGCCAGTAGATAAACCAAAAGCAGGTGAAAGTAGAGATAAGTATTTATCATATTGTATACCCGCAGAAATTAATGCAGGATACGAAAAAGAACAGGCAACAGCAATTTGTATTTCATATTACGATAGGGATAAGATGAGTAAGATTAACGATACATCTGCAAAAGTAATGGCAAGAGTAGTATATGATACAAAGTATAAAGGTATCAATCTAAAAGATGCAAATGACCCTTGTACTGAGGGATATGAACAATACGGAATGAAAGATATGGATGGTAGAGAAGTTCCTAATTGTATACCAATAAAAGAAGATAAGTAATGTTCGGATTTGATGATTGTACAAAAAAGATATTGCAATTGGAATTAACAATTGAACATCAGCAAAATCAGATGGATGAATTACGTTCTATTGTATTATCATTAGTAACTCAAATAGATAAATTACAAAACGAAATACACACATTAACAGAAACTAAATACGGAAAAGGAATATAATGGCAAAAGGAATGAACGCGCCAGTAAAAGTGCTAAAGAGTAAAAAGAAAGGAAAAGCAAAAAAAGGTAAAGGTCCTAAAGATAAACCAACAAAACCGAATGTTGGACAGGGTAGATAAAATCTCAGCAAAATAGGTTATAACCTAATTTAAGAGGGTTTAATATAAAGGGAGTATAAACTCTAACCATTGAATATAAGACACGAAAAAGGGGTATAGAAATCAATCTAACCCCTTTCGTATTAATAAACCCTATCACTCAAATCCTTATGTAAAAAAATCATATACCTTATTACTATTAGGTATATTCATTTTATATATACAACCACCTAATGGTTTTCCTTTTTCATTCCATACATTGTCACTTTGATAAATTAAGGTAAATCCATTTCTTTCATAAAAGTTTCTAGCCTTTTCATTATCCATTCTAACTGAAAGAATTATATTTTCACACATTTTATTTCTACTTAATTCTATTAACTTATCTAATAGTTCTTTTGCAGCACCTTTGATAGTTCCATTACTTCCTATTTGATGTAGTATCATATCACCTTTCTTTTTATAGATGTTAGCCTTATTTATTATCTTACTCTTTTGTGTATTGATTTCATAAGTAATAAAAGCACCATCATTTAATAGATAACCATAATTAGATTTAGTTTCAATCCTCCATTTTATTTTATGGGATTGTTTAGTTAAGTGTGGAAAGTATTGTGGATGTAAATCTATTATATCCATTATTCTTTCAATATCAGTTTTCATCTACAATATAATTATTGTTATCATATATTTCCTCAATACTATGTTTTACTTCTCTTAATACATTTATTAATAATTCAGAGTGTTCATCGTTTTTACATAGTTTTATTTTTGATTGAATATAATCTAATATTTCATTTCTAGTCTTATAATTAATATTAACTTCTTTATTAACCATTTCCTCTAATTTATATATTCTCGCATTTAGAGAACTAACTATTGCTTGTAATGTTGTATTATTTTCCATTTTCTTTTATTTTAGATGATTTAGTTAATATTTTATACCAACGAATTTTACCAGCAGTTTTAATCGTTTGTAAATTAGGATGTATAATATCCCTTTCACATAAGAACTCTGCTTGTTTATTAGTATAAGCCTTTTGTTCAAATTGTTTAATATAAGTTCCCTTATCGGTTTGGAACTGAATTGTCACTTCGTATGTGTTACCATTAGAATTCAATTCTACCCCCTTAGCATCCTCAATTAACTCCTTAAATTCACTTCGGTATAGAACATACTCAATCGGTCTAAATCTCCTCTCTATATCGGTTATTCTTTCCTCTAATGTTTTCATAACTTTTATTTTATAATGTATCAATAATATCTATCACTTCGTTTAATTCAGAAATTTGTGTATCTAACTTAACAAATGTTATGAGATGTTCTTTATTTTCCTCATATTGTAATCGTTCTAATTCTCTTTGTAATCTTTGAACTTTCATTTTAAGAATACCTTTTAATGTATTTAATTTTCCCATTTTATTTAGTTTTAATTTGGTTAATAATGCTTTGTAATTCATCTAACTTACCTTCATAATAAGATAACTCTTTTTCATAATCCGTTGGTGTTGGATATAAATTACTATCATACTCATTATCTTTTTCAATTCCTTTGATAATTTTCCTTACATTTTTAACTCTTTCTTTTAGATAGGTTAAATGTTCTTTCATTACAATTGGGGTAACCATTTCAATAATACTCTTTGCCATTTTTTTATTAAATTTAAGTTTTAAGTTGAGAGATATTTCTCAACCCTATATAATAAAGATACACCAATATTTCGTAAAAACCAAAGAAAATAGGGGAAAATTACCCAAAAACCTAACTCATTGATTATCAATAACTTACATATATTACCATTCGTCAACCTATTTTACCGCTTATCCATCTATTTTACCACTCATCAAATACTTCATAAGTCGTTGAAAATCAACACTTTATAACTCATTGATAATCAACAAGTTACGAAAAACCCTAAAAATAGTTGAAAAAGCATTAGGAATATCCAAAAAATGGGTGTATCTTTATGTATTATCGGTTGGGAATGTATCCCTACCTTATTATACACAAATCTCCCACTATTGAGAAAATGATAGTAAAAAAACAAAATGGCAAATTTAAGTAACGAACAACAAATTTTAGTAAACAACATTACTAATTTAGGATTTAAGTTCAAAGGTAAAGATTTAGTATCTAATGATATTCATTATTTATGTTTTACTAAAAATAGTAATTCAGTTAATATTCCGTATGTTAGAGATAATCAAGTTTTAGATGCGGTTATTATAGAGGTGGGTGATACCTTTGAGGGTGATATTCATTTTGATACTGAAACTGAATTTTTAGAATTTATATCTAATGATAATAATTTTCAAACACTAAAATAATACACTAAGATAGTTTGGAACTTTGAGGGGGTTCGTTTCCCCCTCTATCTTCAATTTTTATAAACAAAAACCTTATGGTGTATAGGTAACCAACAAAACAAAATGGTACAAAGTTATAATTTAAGTAAAGAAACGTTAGTAAAGATTTCAAAAGATTTCAAAAAAACTAAACCTTCTATTGAAAAAAGTATTGATGGTAGTAAAATTACTTATTACTACGAAACATCTAGAAATTTTGATGAAGTATTTATGTGTATTACAGAATACTTTGAAGATGGTGAAAGAAGTAAAGTAAAAATGGAATATGGTACTATGGATTGTGCAAATTCACAATATTTCAAATATGGTTGTGATATAAGTGAAAAACAATTCATTAAATTAGTTAGATACAATTTAGATTTTACTACTGAATTATTAGGTATCTATCCTTTAGAAAAAGGAATTAAGTAAACAAACATAAAGGGGAATTAAGTTTCCCCTTTTTAATTAAACAAATAAATAAAATAATATGAGTAAAAGTTACAAAGTGACATTCTATGACATTAAATGGAATGATACCAATTATAAAAATGATTGGTTTGAGGTTTATGGTGATTATGAAAGTGAACAATCTATTGATATAGAAAGTTTATTAGACCAACAAGACGAGGATTGCAATGAAAGTGAAAATAGAGACGATTTAAGAATTACACATTACGAACATAAAATTGAATTAAATAACACAAAATAAAATAAAATGGCAAATTTAGAAACACAAATCGCAGGTATTATTCAAGAGTATTATTATTCTGCAAGTGAACAAACTAATTCTACAAAAGCATTACATAGTTCTTTATGGGAAATTGTATGTGACGATTTAGATATTGATTATGAGGATAAAAAAGCCGGCGAAATATTTGATACAATTATGAAAGAATATAAATAAAATATAAAATCTAAAATTATGGGTAAGAAACAAAAAGCTAAAAAGATAGCTAAACAAAGTAGTAGTTCATTATTACATTTAAGTTACGCAGAAAAAGAAATGGCGTTATCAAACTTAATGGAAACTTTATGTGGTAATATGAATGAGAATAAAGGTAAGGGTAGTAGTTGGGAAATTATGTTAAAGAATTGGGAGTTAGTTCGTTGGGGTATCAGTAGTAGAGTAGATACTAAAACTAACAAAGCTGCAGAAAATACTAAGTTAGCTTTATTATGTTTAGCTATGTTACCTTATATAAACGATGGTAGTAGAAATGTAAAAGAGTTTGATATGTGGTATGAGTATGTTTCTAAGTTTAACCTACATACCGAACAATTAGTTTTAGTGTATAGAGCGATGAGTAGAGATGAGTTCAATCAATTAGATACATTAGGTAATCAATCACCGAGTTGGAGTATTGAGTTTGATATGATGAGAAGGTTTGCATCATTACAAATGTGTTGTGATAATCAAAGTGACATTGTAGGTGTATATTCTATCTTTGATGGTAAGGATGTAATTGTGCAAGATTGTAAGGATAACTTTGATTTATCTAAAACGGATTATGAACCTAATGTAAATGTTAAAACAAATGGTTTACTAACGGATGAGTGTGAAACATTTATTAAGAAAGGTGCTAAACCAATTATCAGTAACATATGTTTTGAGTTCGGTGTAGATTGGTTTGAAAGTTTCTATGGTGTTAAGTTGGATGATGTTAAGACTAGTAGAAGTGCAACTCAAAATGGTTTCACTATATTCAAAGATAATACCTTAAATGGTGTTGAGATTGTTAATGATAACAATGATATGTTTGTAGACTTCGTTCATAAAGTAATGAATGTTATCATATATCATAGTGAGAAGATGCCGTTGTTAAAAACGATACCTTTATTATTAAAGTTAACTAGTGGACCTAAAGGGTATGAATATATAAATGTATGGGAATTACCCAAAGATGAAAATGGTATAATCACTATAAAATAGTTTTAAAGCTAAAAGGATTTCCGCCATGTTGTTCCTTTTGAAAGCAGTAGTAGAAATATTACTGCTTTTTTTTGTTTCTTAAATTAATTTTCTTTATATTTATTTATATGGTAGTAAACTACTGGGGGTCTCTTCAAAGGGAACGATACACCGAATGAAACATTTAGTGTTGAGTTTATACTCCGGTTTTCATAATATAAAAAAATGTTATGGGGGCTGGGGGCATTCAAGAAAACTCAACCCAAATGAAAGACGAAAGCAGACAGCAGCAAACAATAGTAAAATGGCATATACAATTTATCACATACCAGGAATTAAAATAGGATGTTCCAAAAGAATTGAAAATAGAATTAAGGAACAAAAATTTAATGAATACGAAATCTTAGAAGTTCATACTGATATTAATATTGCAAGTGAAAGAGAAAAAGAATTAAATTTACAATATGGATATGAATGGGATGGTACACAAGATTATAGAGTATTAGATAAAATAAGAGATAGTTCAATAAGAGCAACTAAATTAAAATTATCTAAACCTTTTTATTCTAAAAGTTTAATAGATGGTAAAGTAAAAGAACATTTATCAGTAAGAGAATGTTCAGTTGAATTGGGTATTAGATATAAATCAATACATAGAGTCTTAAAAGGATTAAGAAATTATACAAAAGATTATATATTTTACTACAAATAATTTGGATATTAATAAAAAATAAATTATCTTTGTTATATCAATGTTCAGTTCTTTAGTGCCATTTAGGCTGAATATCCTTATAAATTATGTAGAGGTACAAATAATACTCTACCAACCCTCATCTTCTCCGATGGGGGTTTTTTATTGTCTAAAACTTTTTACTTAAAATATTTGGAATTGATACTTATATGTAGTATCTTTAAGTATAACTAAAAATTAATATAATGGCAACAAAACTATGTGGTAGTTGTAATCACTCTAAACCTACAACACAATTCTCAAAGTATAAAAGAAGTAAAGATGGATTACAACCACATTGTAAAGTGTGTCAATCTATCAGAACTCGTCCTCTTACAAATGAATTATTAAAAGCAAATAAGAATGGTATTATATATCGTATCATTAATCCATTAGGTGAAACTTATATTGGTTGTACTAAAAGTAAACCTACATATAGATTTATGAACCATAGAGGAGTATATTTCAATCAAAAATTAAAAGGATATTCAACGTTCCCTTCATTACATAAATCATTTGATATATGGGGTATAGATGCACATACCTTTGAAATAGTAAAAGATATGGGTGATATCAGTAAGAAAGATTTAAGAGAGATAGAAAGTAAAATGATTATTGCTTTGAAACTAAATGGTAAATGTTTAAATGTAAATAACTAATGTGTATATTTCGTTTTGGAACGTGGTTAGAAGGATTAATCTCCGTAGTGACATTAGGACACGGAAAACAAATAGCAGGATGGATAGCAAGTAAAATGGGCTATACTGATTGTGGTTGTGATAGAAGGAGAGAATACTTAGATAAATTGTTTAAGTGTGATAATAGAATAAAATTATTTTAATGGCAAGAAGTTTAAGACAACTATCAACACAATGTGGAACATGTGGTGTAATATTTGATGAACAACATCCTAAACAACCAAAGAGAGCGCTATGTAAGGGGTGTTATATAATTGAAGCACAAAAACATTCTAAAGAACAAAGAGAAAGGAGAGCAGTAGTGGGGGCAGCAATAAACCGAATAGCATTATATAGAGATTATAAAATAGAGAATAGAAAAGAATTTTGGGCATCCATAAATAAAGAAATAAAAGGGTTAACAAATAGAGAAGATGTAAGAGAATTCATCAGTAAACAAATGGATAGGATATTAAATGATAGAAAATTAATGGAATATATAAATTTAAAATCAGAAGAAAATAAAAAATAAATAATGAGTAACATAACATTAATGTATCATAGATTATGTGAAACACCATCAGATATACATCAACACTTACCAACACTAATGAAATACGCAAGTGAGTGTGAACACATAACTGAAATGGGTGTAAGAGGTATTGTATCTACATTCGCACTACTAATGGGTGAACCAAAGAGAATGATTTCTTATGATATCAATTGGGCACAAGGTATAGAAGGAGTAATACGATGGGCAAATTTAGAAGGAATAGATTTTGATTTTAGAATAGGGAATACTACGGATTTAACAATAGCAGAAACAGATTTACTATTCATTGATACACTACACAATTACAATCAGTTAAAGAAAGAATTAGAATTACATTCCCACAAAGCAAGAAAGTATTTAATCTTTCACGATACTACATCATTTGAATACATTGGTGAAAGTTATAATGGTGAATATGAGAAAGGAATCGGGCCGGCAATTGAAGAATTATTAGAAGAAGGTGTATGGGAAATAAAAGAAAGATATACAAACAATAACGGATTAACAATATTAAAAAGAAAATAAAAATAAATAATATGATAGAAGTAAAAAGTACATTAAGTGGAGAAAAACCAAAACACGAATTTGATCCTAATATGGGATACATGGTAGATTTCACAAAGTTAACAAATGTAAATGATTTGGTAGTAATACTTTCAGCAATGGGTATTTCATTTCCAGGTAATCATCCATTAATCCAACATCTTTCTGGATTTCTTAATTTAGAAAATCCTTTTCCATTACAACAGCCTAATATAGAAGATAGAATTTTTAAAGGAGAATAATATGAGTATAGAAAATAAATACCATCCATTAACAGAGAGTGAATACTTGGAACTTAAATCTAAGATAGATTCAATTAAAGATTATCTACCTGAAATGTTATTAGGTTATGTGTGGGGTACATATAAAAAATTAACTAATTCACCGGAGAACCAACCGTGTAGTTGTAAATCAGCCGGAGGGTTATGGTTAAAAGCAGTAACAGTATTGAGAGATTACTTAAAATCAGTTGAATCAGTATAATGAACGAAGTTACACAATCAATCCAAATACAATGTAATGAAAGATTAGATACATTATATAGAAAGCATCATAAGTGGTTGGGAGCGGTAGCATTTAATATATCACATAATCAAGAAACAACAGAAGAGTTAGTATCTGAATTATACCTGTATTTAGGAGAGAAGTGTAACGAAAAATTATTTTACTTAGATTCATTTAACTTACAATATTGTAGACAATTTATCCTAAGTAGATTTATCAATGGTATTAAAAGAGATAACAAAAAGAAAAGATTGTCGGACGATTATGATGAAGTAGATATAGAGTATGATTATCAGAATGATGAAAGGATAGATAAGGCATACGATGAAGTAAAAGAAGAACTAAATGGTATGAAGAAAAGAAAGGGATGGAGTAGTGCAATGATATATGAACACTATTGGTTCTCAGATAAAACATTAGATGAAGTAAGTAAAGATATAAGGATAAGTAAATCAACTGTGTTCTTAGCAGTAAAAAAAGTAAAGAAACATTTAAAGAATAATATACAAAACCCATTTGAAAATGATTAAGAACGAAGAACAAATTAAAGAAATTGTAGAACAAATTAAATCTACATTAGGTATTGAACAATTAGATGAATTAGAAAGACAGTACAATGAGATGTATCAAAGATTAAAAGCGGAACAAAGTGGTAGTAACGATGAACCAATGTTCGGCAACCATTAACAACAAAATTAATTTAGTTGGTTATATATGTATATACCAATAAAATAATGGAAATATATGGCAAAGTTTGAGAAAGGACATACATTGAGTAAGGGAAGACCGGTAGGAGCAGTTAATAGGTCTACCGAACAAATGAAACTTACTTTAGCAAGAGCAGCAAATAAAACTTTAGATACTATTTCAGAAGATTTAGAAAAGATAAGAAAAGATAATCCTGAGAAAGCAATACAACTCGCTTTACAATTGATGGAGTATGTAATGCCTAAGTTAAGTAGAACAGAAATGAAAGCTGAGATTAATCAAAGAATACAGCAGATAAGTGTGAACGTAAACAGAACAGGTAGTAAAGATGAATTTAGAGATTAACACTACAATAACATTCGAGCACTTATTAGATGCAAGAAGTAGAATCACTCAGCACATAGGTGGAACTAGAAGTGGTAAAACATACGCAATACTACAATGGATAATAGTTCAGGCCTTACAATCTCCACAAACAATAACAATAGTAAGAAAAACAATTCCTTCACTTAAAAGAACTGTGATAAAAGATTTCACAGATATTTTAAAATCAATAGATATTTGGCAAGATGAAAACTTTAACATTACTGACAGGGTCTATAAGTTGTACGATAGTTCTATTCAATTCCTCTCTACTGATGATGCTGATAAGTTACGCGGTATTAAATCTGATATACTTTTTATTGATGAAGCAAGTGAAGTGGATGAAGAAAGTTATTTTCAGTTATCTATCAGAACTACTAATCGTATCATACTCGCATATAACCCTACCATATCTCCTTACCATTGGATTAGACAAATGCAGGATTGTGAAAGATTCATTACCACATACAGAGATAACCCTTACTTAGAAAAAGAAATTATTAAAGCAATTGAAGATTTAGAACATACATCACCAAAGAAGTGGCAGATATATGGTAAAGGTGAATTTGCTCTGAATGATAAAGCAATATTCCAATTTGATATTGTAGATTCATATGAGGCAGAGTTTGTAGGGTTTGGAATAGATTTTGGATTTAGTAGTGACCCAACTGCATTAGTAGCGGTATATAAGAATGGTAATGATTTATATTTAGAAGAATTAATTTATGAGAAAGGATTAGTAACATCAGATATAATAGAGAAGTTAAAGAAATTAGATATAACAAAGAGTGAAGAGA